CTGCTCGAGAAGATTAACCAGGAGGGCAATCAGTTTCCATTTCAGCATGAGGATGTTGAGGACTGGTCGCCAGACATGTACAGGAAGGATTGTGACAGTTACGCAAGCTGGAAGTACCTCAAGTGCAAAGAAGCGGGAGTCTCACACAAGCATCTCGCTATCTGCACAGTTTCAACAGAGGGCTCCGAGATCGAGAACCATGCAGTGCTGGCGGTATACGCCGCTGACGATGACTGCGTATACGTCCTGGATAACCGCCTTAATGCCGTCCATGAATGGCAGTGGTTTGCAAACTGGGGATACCGATACATAAGGATACCTGTGTACATGAGCGATTTGATGGCAGGGAAGCTGGAAGATGACGGATGATACGTTTTTACAAGAGCAAATCAACGATCTGCAACAGGGTCAAACAGAGCTGCGCGGCTTGGTTAATCGAGCTGCAGAGAAGGCCGCTAGAAACCACGACGCTATGCTTGGTCTGCGAGATGACGTACAGCGTATTCAGCGCAGCATGATTTGCAGGGACGAGATGAAAGAGCTGCTGATACAAGACAGAAACGAGCAGATTGTGCGGGGCCTGAAGTGGGGCATGGCAATCATAGCGGCGGCAATAGCAACTAAATTCGCGGAGGCTATGGACTGGTTCCATCAGTTAGGTGACTAAAGTATGGCAAAGGACACACTAGAAGGCTTCCTTGGGGCCCAGTATGGGAACATCATTGACATGGTGGAGAATCCCGATGGCATAGGGCAGCAGGCCGTAGAAGAGTTCATGGAGGATATCCAGGACAAGCGGTATGTTGCTAAGAGGCGGTGCTGGGATGAGGGCCAGAAGCTGGTGCAGATGACGGACGAGCAAAAGCAGTTTCCGTTCACCAATGCCGCCAATATCAAGTACCCGCTGCTGACCAACTCTGCTGTCCAGTTCAGCTCAAGGGCGTATCCCTCTATTGTGCAGGGCAATTCTGTTGTCAGACCCAAGATGGTTGGTGATGACCCGTTTATCCACCAGAAGAAAGAGGTGGAGCAGCAAGTGGAGCAGATCCAGCAGGCGCAGATGCCAGAGGAGCAGAAGCAGCAACTTCTGATGCCCATTATCCAGCAGGCCCAGCAGATTGACCAGATGATTGGATCAAAGCTCAGAAAGGCCGAGAATGTGTCTGAGTTCATCAACTGGCAGCTATTCAACGAGTTCACAGAATGGGAAGAGGATACTGACAAGCTGCTGCTCAGGCTCCCATTGTACGGCACCATGTTCAGATGTGTGTACTATTCAGAAGCCAAGCGGCGTATTTGCACGGAGATACTTGACCCCAGCGAGCTTGTAGTGCCCTGTGACACACAATCGCTTCCAGAGGCACGCAGGGTAAGCAAGGTGTTCAAACTGGCCCCTAGGCACATTCAGGAGCGCATCAGAAGCGGTATGTATGCGGATGTAGACCTGGACTTGGATGATGAGGACAGAGAGGAGCCGGAAGAGTTTATTGAGCAGTTGCGCTATATCGACCTTGATGGCGACGGTTACAAGGAGCCATACCTGGTAACGGTCCATGTTGACAGCCAGCGCGTGCTGCGAATCAGTCCGAATTTCCGCATGGAGGATGTCTACGAGAACGAGGAGACTGGCGAAATCTCTCGCATCAAGCCCGTGCAGTATTACGTCAAGTACACCTTCATTCCCGCTACAGATGACTGCTTCTACGATATTGGCTTCTTTGACATCTTGCTGCCAGTCAACAAAGTGGTCAACACGACCCTGAACCAACTGATGGATGCTGGTACGCTTGAGATTGCAGGCGGAGGCTTTATCTCCCGAGACCTTGGGTTACGCAAGAAGGGGCCGATTACATTTGAGCCTGGGGAGTACAAGACCGTGGCTAACCCCGGCGAGGACATTCGCAAGAGTGTCATGCCCATGAACTTTGCTGGGCCAAGCAGCACCATGTTTCAACTGCTGGGCTTTATGGTAGATGCAGGCCGCGACATCGGCAACCTCAAGGAGGTGCTGGAAGGTCAATCAGAAAGAGAGATGACCGCTACTACGACCATGGCCTTGATTGAGCAGGGCTTAAAGGTGTTCAGCGGCATCTACAAGAGGATTTTACGTTCCCTTGCCAAGGAGCTACAGCTCATCAGGTTTTGGAACTACGAGATTCGGAATCCGCTTTATGCGACGGTTCTGGATAAGCGTCTGGATGCAGAAGACTTCAGTGACTCGGACTTGGATTTTGTCCCCGTAGCTGACCCCTCTGTAACCACGGACATGCAGAAGGCAGCCCGAGTTGATTTTGTGAAGGAATGGGTCAATGACCCGTACTTCGATCAATGGAAGCTGCGTCAGCGTATCTGGGAAGGCGCAAACATGGATGGGATTGATGACCTGCAGGCAGGCCAGAACCCGGAAGTGAAGCAACTGCAGGAACAACTCCAGCAGATGCAGCAAATGATGCAGCAAATGCAACAGCAACTTCAAGACAAGACGATGCAAGAGAAGATGGATGCCCTCAAGATGGAAGGTGACCAGATTGCTCAAGAATCGGCTGCTGTCAAGAATGAGGCTTTGGCGATCAAAGCCCTGGCTGATGCGGAGGCTGCAGAAGAAGGCACACAACTAGACAAATACAAGGCAGAAGCGGAGTCATTAGGTGCAAGTAGACGAATGGGAGGCGTGGCTGGAAGGCCCGGTAACACGCAAAATCAAGGCAATGCTGGCAGATCGGCGGGACGAGTTCCGCAAGGCCCGGCAGGACCTCCACCCAGGAGGGTTTGAGTCAGCTCATAAATACTTTGAGCAGTCTTTGGTTTTAGCCACTGTGGCTGAAACCTACAACGCCATTGTCGACTCACTAGAGGCTGATGCATATGCTGAACTCTTTGAGGAGACAGAATGAAAGACAGGAGTAAGCGTGGCTTGACAGTTAGCGACGCCCAGTTTGAGGGAAACCAATCTGGCTGGGCGGCAGTTGACTACAAGGTCTTCGTTAAGAAGGACAGGGTTGAGGAGGTCACAGAGGGCGGCATTATTGTCCCTGATGATGCCCGCAACCAGGAGGAATGGAATGTCCAGACGGGCGTTATCGTTTCTTGTGGTGAGCTGGCCTTTACCGATGGCCGCAGGGGTGACGGTGAGTTGCACCAGTGGTCCGTTAAGCCAAAAGTTGGCGACAGGGTTATAACCAAAGAGTTTGCTGGCCTACGATTTGTGGGTGATGACGGCGAAGCGTACATGGTTTTCACCGACAAAGACATTGCAGGCATTAAAGTATGAGCGAACAACAAGCAGCCCCAGAAGAGGGCACACACATTCCGGGCGAGGAGAATCTCAGCGCCCAAGGAGAAACCCTCAGCGCAGAGGAGCGAGCCTCAGCTGTGGGCTGGCATGAGAAGGAAGGCGGGCTGTCTGCCGAGGATTTTCTTGCCAAGCGCGAGGACCATTTGGGTCTGATGCGTAAGGACTTAGCCAAACTGGAGTCTAAGCTGGCGGAGAACAACGCCACAATGACGCAAATGGCCCAGTTTCTGGAGAAGTCCCGTGCAGATGCGATGAAGAGAGGCTACGACAAGGCAATAGCCGATCAGAAAGCGTTGATGCAAAAGGCTGTAGAAGAGGCCGATGGTGATGCATTCACAGAAGCGTCCAGAAGGGTGGAGCAACTGGAGAAGCAGCGTGATGAAGCTCAACCGGAAACCATCATTCCGCGACACGAGCAAGTCAACCCTGTTATTCAGGCTGTTCAGGAACATCAGCAATCAAACCCTGAGCTTTTTGACACTTCAGCTAAAGCGGAGGCTTGGCAGAAGGAATTGCAATACCAAGGACAGCGTGGACTAAGTTTTGAGGAAGCTGTAGCGAAAGCCGATGAGGTTGTGCGCCAGACTTACTTCCAGGCGCGGCCCTCTCTAGGACCTGTAGACGGGGAGACAGCATCAGGCGCTGTCGGCTCGTGGGAGTCCCTGCCAAAAGAGGCAAAGGATGCATACCAGATGTTCCACAGAGACAACCCCAACTTTACCAAAGAAGAGTACTTGAGACTCTACAACGAGGCATAAACCATGGCAGCACGAAAGCAAACCAAGGCACAGGAAGAAGCTCCGCAAGAGCGTGAAACACGGGAGCAGCGTAGAGATGAAGATCCACGCAAAAGCTCATTCAAGGCCCGCACAGGCGACAGGCAGCCCATGGGTGGCTACACCCAGCAACTGGCTGTTACAGGCATTCCGAGCGGGTATGTGGGGCGCTGGATCAACCACGATGGAGAACGTGTCCAGCAAGCCCTGAATGCAGGCTATATCCCTGTGCTCAAAGATGGCTCTCTTGGCGATGTAGAAGTAAGCGGAGGCGACCTGGCCCATGAAGATCAGTGGGTCAGCAAATCCGTAGGGGAAACCCAGTACGGCAAGCTCATGGCTTACTTGATGGCTATTCGCAAAGAGTGGTACGAGGAGAACATGCGGGCAAAGCAGTCCGACATTGATCTTTTCGATGAGGCAATACAACAAGGCAACTCTTTTGATCCCCAAGGCAACATGGTTGCGTCAGATGGCACGACCTACTCAAAGGCAAGCATTTCACACAATGCCGACCCGTTCAGGCGATAAGCCTGTGGCTCGGCTAAACTATTAACTAGCTGAGGATAAAATCATGGCTAATGCAGATACCCCTTTTGGGTTGAAGCCAATCGGACCGGGCGCTGCTTCTGTAAGCACTGGTAAGGTTGTACACATGTATCTCCCCTCCGACTATGCCACCGATGTTTTCATTGGTGATCCCGTAATCAAGGTTGCGGCTGGATCAAACGATGTTGCAGTAGATATCATTGGCGGCGGTCGATTCGAGGTAGGTACTCTTCCAGAGGTCAACGTAGTTGCCGTGGGCGACACAAACGAAATCACAGGTGTTGTGGTAGGTTTCCTGCCCACTACTCGTGACAGTGTCATCTATGGTGCTGCTTCTACGGTGCGTGTTGCACTGGTGAACATTGACCCCTATCAGGAATACCTGATCCAGGCCGACGGCGCAGTTCCGGCTGCATCTATCGGTCTTAACGCTGTGCTTATCGCTACTCATAGCGGCAGCACTACCACTGGCCTCTCTGGCATGGAGCTGGACACTACGTCTGACGCCCCTGCCGCTGATGCCTCTAACCAGCTGTTGATCACGCGCATGTACAATGCTCCAGACAACGAGACTAACCTGATCCACAATAAAGTGATTGTGCGGGTGAACATCTCGACTGAAGCTGCTACTCGTGCTGGTCTGCTCGGCATTTAAGGAGGAATAAAGAATGGCTGCTCCAATTAGTACTGGTAACCATCCCAAACTCCTGTGGCCGGGAATCGTTGACATTTGGGGTCGTACCTACAACTCACACGGCGAACAGTGTAAAGACCTGTTTGACGTTGTGCAGTCGCAGAAGGCTTATGAGGAAATCGTTGAAGTCACTGGCTTCGGCGTAGCTCCTGTCAAGTCTGAAGGTGCGTCCACTGTCTACGATACTGAGACTCAGGGTACTGTCACCCGCGCAACTCACGTTGCATACTCCCTCGGTTACATTGTGACCAAGGAAGAGATGGATGACAACCAATACCTCGAGGTATCTGGCACACGGGCTAAAGCAAATGCTTTCTCCATGTACACGACGAAGGAAACGGTTGCTGCTAACGTATACAACCGCGCCTTCAACAGCTCGTATACATTCGGTGACGGCAAAGAGATCCTGGCAACTGACCACCCGACCCTGTCTGGTGACCAGTCCAACGAACTCTCTACTGCTGCAGACCTGTCCGAGGCATCACTGGAAGACCTGCTCATCCAGATTATGAATGCCAAGAACTCTCGTGGCCTGCGAATCTCACTGTCTCCGCGCACGTTGCATGTTGCTCCTGGCAACTACTTCAACGCCAAGCGGATTCTGGATTCCTCGCTGCAGAATGACACGGCTAACAACGCTATCAACGTGATCCGCAACTCAGGTGCCATCCCCGGCGGCCTGAAGGTGAACAACTACTTCACCGATGCTGACGCATGGTTCGTCCGAACTGATGCGCCCAGCGGCATGACCATGTTCGAGCGTAAGCCGATTGAGTTCTCTCAGGACAACGACTTTGATACTGACAACGCTAAGGCTAAGTCTTACATGCGTTTCAGCCTCACTGTCGGGGACTTCCGTGCTCTGTACGGCTCTCCGGGTGCATAACCTAAACGGGGGCTGTCATGGCCCCCTCTTTAAGGAGGACTAAACATGGCTGAGAAAGTAATTCAACGGCTTCGAGGCGTCAACGCGACAGACTACGAGCTTCAGGACGACGATGGCATCTTTGTGCATAACGCATCAGGTGCTGCCGAGATTCTGACGGCTGCCAAAACGCTGGATAAGGAAGATAACGGTAAGACGTTCTTCCTGGCTCTGGCTGGAGGCTTTACTGTCACGTTGCCCGCACCGCAGCTGGGTTACGAAGTCGAATTCATTGTTTCTGTTGCTCCCACAACCGCATACATCATTACAACTAATGGTGGTGCAGATGTGATCGTAGCAGGCATCAATGAGCTTGAGGTAGACACGGCTGATGACGGCCCTTATGACGACAACGCTGACACGTTTAACTTCGTGGCAAGCGTCGCTGTTGTAGGTGACCGGGTATCATTTAAGTCAGACGGCACGAAGTGGTACGGTATTGGTCAGACCAATGCTGACGGCGGCGTGACTATGGCAACTTCGTAAGGAGGTGATCCAGGATGCGTAACCGCAATGAATACATCCACGGGGCTCACAATGTTATTTGTGACCGCTCTGGATTCAAGGTCAAGTCGACCGAGGTTCGGAAAGAGTGGAACCATTCTGTGGTACGCAAAGAGGACTTCGAGCATCGCCACCCCCAGGATTATGTCCGGGGGGTGCGCGATATTCAATCTGTTCCAGACCCGAGGCCCGGTGCCCCGGATAGCAACACGCACAACGAAACAACATTGGATGCAGCAGAGGCGGCAGGACAGACCGTCATTAGCGTTGCCGCAACCACCAACATGCAGGCAGGAGACTCAATACTGATTGAGCTGGACGATAGCACGTTCCACCTGTCAACCATTTCCAGCTTTGTGGCTGGGGATACAGTAACCATAGCGGATGCTCTGCCCAGTAAGGCAGCCAGCGGCAATAAGGTCGTCATTGCATCTGCACAAACGTCGGAGAATGATCTGTAATGGCAACATCAGGCGTAACAGCATATGACCGCACAGGGGCTCAGATAGCAGATCACGCGGCACGCTTACTCAAGATCATAGGCGTGGATGAAACCCTGGATACAACGTCAGGCGGTGAGGAGGACCAGATCCTTGAATCTCTGAACCTGATGATCAAGACGCACCAAATGCAACTTGGGCTGTGGAGGTATCGTGAGGCAAAGATGTTCTTGGTTGACGGCACGGCATCATACACGTTCCCGCCCACGGCCTCCACGAACTATGCCTGCGACATCTCAGAGCTATCTGAAACAACCCTGGATGCGGATGAGGCCTCGGGACAAACGGTTATCTCGGTTGCCTCTACATCTCAGGGGGCAGGCTTTGCCAACAGTGACACCATCCTGATTGTGCAGGACGATGACACTATCCATGCAAGCACCATTTCCAGCTTTGTGGCAAATGACACAGTAACAATCAACGACGCCCTGACGGCAGCAGCCAGCAGCGGCAACAAGGTATACGTCTACACCAATGCAATTCCAAGGCCTCTCAAGGTGCTGTCGGCCCGCAGAGAAAACAGCTCAACAGAAATCGAGATGTTCCAGCTCTCACGGGAAGAATACTTCAACCTGCCCAACAAGACTGCTACAGGTACGCCCGTTCAGTATTACTATGATCCACAACAGGGCACTGGCAAGATGTATCTTTGGCCGACCCCCAGCACGGTAGACGATGTCATTAACCTGACGTACTTGGATGAGCTGGAGATTATTAGCGCCAACACCGATACCAGCAACTTCCCGCAGGAATGGATGGAGTACCTGGTGTATGGCCTTGCTGTACGCATTGCACCCCTATACGGCATTGCCGTACCTAATGAAGTGCTTGCTGTATACACCGAGGCAAAGTCGCTGCTCGAGGGGTGGGATCAGGATGATGCGTCTGTTTACTTTGGGGCGGGCTACAGGTAATGGCTGAGGTCAGTTGCTTGCATAGTTGGTATACGGGGCTGCGGTTTCGCTTCCTCGATGACCCGATTGTGTTCTTCCATGAATTGTTCTGGGGCGACATTGCATATGTGGCTCCAGCTCACGCAGAGGTGCTTGGCGTATGCCTGATCGGATAAAAAGGGGAGTGGGCCGCAGTAAGGACAGACCCATGCCGGATGAAAACGGAAAGTACAGGGTTAGGCGCGGCAATCAGGTTGTCAAAATGGGCTTGGATGAAATCTTGGCAACATGTGTCGGCATGGGGCTGTCCGAGGAAGATGATTGTGACTTTGAGGTCAAAAGCAAGCCATGAGACTGCCCGTACCGCTTGATAGCAACTATGGTAGCACGCGGCTCGCTACATCAGAGCAGCGCACCATCAATATGTACCCCGCCGCCCGCCGAGGCTTTCGACAGTTCCCAGGCCTTGCATCGTTCTATTCTGATACAGAGGGGTCCGCCACGTTCACGCAAAACCAAGGCATTTCTGCCGAGGGTATCCGTGATATTCGGTTTAACGGCGCTGGCACCAAGGCATTCTTTCTGGATCAAACCAACGACCAAATAGAGGAGGCGACCCTGTCCGCTGGATGGGACATCTCAAGTATTGGGTCTACCACGGCAACGGCCCTGACGCATCCAACGCCCGTGCCTACTGGCTTCAATTTCAACGCCGATGGCACCAAGATGTATGTCTGTGATGCAGACAGGAAGATATACCAGTACACCTTGTCTCCAGCATACGACACCACATCCCTGTCATACGACTCTGTGTCCTTGGACATGTCCAGCGAGATACCGGCAGGCGGGTTCCCTTATACCTTCACCTTCAACAGTGACGGGACCAAGCTGTATGCTCCGGCCAGACTGGGCGGCCTTGTATCAACCACAGTGCAGTCAGTTCTGCAGTATAGCCTGTCGTCGGCGTATGACCTATCTTCTGCGACATACGACAACACATACCTGGATCTTGGCTTCATCACCAACATGACCCCGGTTGGCATTGATATCTCTGCGGATGATACAACCCTGATCATCAATACGGCGTCCAGTGAGCCGCAGCGCGAGTATCGCATTGTCGATTCATCCGACATTGCTACCGCCCAAATCGTATCCACGCTGGACAGCCACACCAGCTACAACGTGCCTATGTGGACGTTCAACGGCTCCAGCAGCGTGGCTTACACGGCGTTTAGCAGCAACTACTACTTCACCGATGACGACTTTACCATTGTGGCTTGGGTGGCCCCTGACGACTCGACTCCCGCTGCGTTTAACACCATACTGTCGATGTGGCAGACAGGGTCAACCAAGGACTGGTATTTCGGCATTGACACCTCTGGCGACCTGCAGTTTAGCAGCTCAACGGACGGGTCAACTACAACGCACACCTCCACATCATCAGCTACCCCTAGCTGGCCTGCTTCGGGCGGCGGGCTGTGGGTCAGGATGACATGGTCTGGCAGCAACGTCCTGTTCTACACATCCACAGACGCCAGGAAAACGGCTGTTGGCTCTGTGTCTTGGTCGCAGCTGGGGGCAACGCAAGCCCACGGTTCATCATCGTTCGGCAGGCAAGGCAGCAGCAGGCTTGAGGCTGGCTCCCTTTTGGCTGGGTCTAGCAGCTTCTTTGACGGCCAGATGTGTGCCGTCAGCTTAATTGGTGGGACAGACGCCACAGTGACCCCGACAGCCCAGTGCGACCCAAGAGATCATGCTGGGCCGTGCAGCATCAACTGGATCACCTTTGCCTTTACCTCGGCTACCGGGGAGGCGTGGACGACAACGGCCTTTATACTCTATCCAGATGTCGGCATATCATTTGGTGACAGTGGCGGCAAGCTGTACATCAACAATTTTGATTCCGACACATCTACCGATGTTGACCAGTACGCCCTTGCAACCACGTACAGTCTCGGACAGGACAGCAAGGTCGCTCGCGGGATGCTGCCTATGGACGGCATCTTGTATGCAATCTGGGACACGACGCTGTACAGCATCTCCAGCCTAGGCGCGGCAACCAGCATCGGCACGATTGACGGCACTGAGCGGGTTGTCATGGAGACAGATGGCGTGCAGCTGGTCATCACCACGGGCACCACGGGCAACAAAATCTACGTGTACACTGTGGCAGGCGGCCTTGTGACCGTGACCGATGCCGACATAGAGGACAATGCCAAATCCAGCGCGTACACTGACCTGGCGTTCTACTTCGACCAGGCAGACGGCAAGCTCATCGCATCTGACAACAATGATGCCACGGCTTTCAGCACAGACGACATACTCGAGGCTGAATCTTTTGCTGACGACATTGTCAGAATGTATGCCCACAACCAGCTTCTGTACGCATTTGGCGAATCCTCCACAGAGGTATACTACACATCAGGCGTAGGCAGGCCGCCCATTGATCGCCAGCAGGTCATTGAGAGGGGCATCATTGGCACCCACGCCATTGACAGCATTGACGACACGATCTTCTTTGTGGACCAGTTCAGGCGGCCAAACATGCTGTCTGGCCTGCAGTACCAGCCCATTTACCAGCCCGGCGTGGCAGAGGCATGGGAATCTTACAACGCAGTCTCGGATTGCATTGTTACAGCGTACAGCTACAGGCAGCAGACCTTTGTTGACTTTATCTTCCCTTCTGCAGACAAGCACTGGACGTACCATGTTGACAGCCAGCATTGGTCAGAGCGGCAGGCGTCAGATGGCACGCGCTACAAGGCCGTGGAATATGCCAACATCTACAACAAGACTTTGGCCCTTTGGAACAGCAACATCTGGGAGCTGGAAGAGGGCACATACCAGGATAACAGCGCCAACATGCCAAGGACCAAAGACACGGTGCCCATTACGGCAGAGCTGTTCGACGGGTCGGTTGCTGGGGATGAGGTCATATGCAACGGCCTCAAGATCACTACGGACTGCACCACGGACTCTACCACGATCACTGTCACCTTATCCAAAGACGGGGCAGCGTTTGGGCAGAGCAGGACCCTGACCGTCAACTCCGGGCTGGAAACTAGGGAGCTTAATCGCTGGGGCAGGTTCAGGGAGGGCGTGTTCAGGTTCAGCACTACAGCCAATGCTGGTGTTGATATCGTGGATGTGCAGGGCGAGTTTGAGGTGCTGAATGGCTAAACAGCGCAACCAGAGGCTGCGAGATCCCAATGCCCGATTGCAACGCATTGGTCAGATGCCCATAGACGCACAGATACGCGAGATACGGGACGTTCTGGTAGACATGTGGTCTATCATTAGCCCGTTCACAATCACCGTCACAGCGGACTACACGGCCTCTGGGAAGGTTGCTGTAGAGGAGGTTGAGTGCAATAACACATCGGGCATCACTGTCAACCTGCACGCATTGCCCGAGGACAGGGACATTGTTATTGTATCCAGGGCCAACACAGGCGCGGTCACTGTGGCTACTGCTGGATCTGAGACAATCAACGGCAATGCCAGTATTGTGATCCTAAACCAATACGACACGCCGAACTTTATATGGCGTGCAGACCTGAATGACTGGAGGATATTTTGAGCTACTTTGGCAACGTCATTACAGGGACGAATGGTAACACTGCTGTTGTCACAGACCATCAGGCGCTGCAAGTAACTTCACCGCCAGAGGGCAAGACGGCATTCGGTGAGCAGCTTGTGGGCTCTTTGACCCCGGCAGTTGAGCTTCAGTATCCGTACAACCTTAACTCTGCCGTTGTCACGGTTCAGAACAACCAAAGCGGTTCTGCCTCTGTCGTTACGTCAATGGCGCAGTTATCTACTGGCGCTGCTGCAAACTCATCCAGCGCGTTGAAGTCAGTTGAGACAGCAACATATCAGCCGGGGATGGGCGCAAGGGCCAGATTTACCGGAATGTTCACAACAGGCGTGGCGAACAGCGAACAGATTATTGGCATTGGCGACGCAGGAGAAGGGTACTTCTTTGGCTACAACGGGACTTCTTTTGGCGTTTTGCGGCGCTATGGCGGCAGTCCTGAGATCAGAACGCTGACAGTCTCTACCGCATCCAGCACCGCAGAAAACATCACCATCACGCTCGACGGGACAGCAGATGCCACTGTCGCGGTTACGAACACAGGCGACACGACACTGACGGCTAACGAGATTGCTGCCCACGATTACTCTGACGTTGGCAGGGGGTGGTCTGCTTCTGCGGTGGGGTCAACAGTTATCTTTATCGCGTGGGATGACTCGTCAAGGACAGGGACATACTCTCTGTCCGGTGCATCGACGGCGGTTGGGTCATTTGCTCAGACGCTTGCGGGTGCAGCCCCTACAGATGCGTGGGTGGCTCAAGCCTCTTGGAACGGTGCTGATATCTTTGATGGTAATGGCTTAACGGGCGTAACGCTTGATCCGACAAAGCTGAACGTCTTTCAGATTGACTTTCAGTATCTAGGCGCTGGTGCGATCAGGTTCTACATCGAAGACCCGGATGACGGAGAGCTTCACCTTGTTCACGCGATTGCCTATGCCAACGCCAACACAAGGCCAAGCATTGACAATCCGACAATGGGCGCGTTTATGCGTGTTGAGAACACATCAAACACCTCTGACCTGACGCTGTCGTCTGCCTCTTGCGGGATTTTCATTGACGGGGCGAAAAAGAATATAGGCCCAAAGATAGGTGTTGAGGGAACTAAGACTCTGGCTGGTACAGCGACAGAAACTCCGATTGTGTCATTTAGGGTAAAGGATGTTTATCAGTCGAAGCAAAACAGGTCAAAGGTTAAGATCAACTACGTTGCTGCATCTGTGGAGCACACCAAGCCTTGCTTCATTAACTTCTATGGCAACGCTACCCTGACGGGCGCAAGCTGGGCCGATGTAAGCGCAAACACCTCTGCGCTTCAAAAGGACACATCTGCCACGGCAATCTCGGGGGGCAACTTCTTTTTTGGTATCCCGCTTGGTAAGACTGGACAGGTCATTCTTGACCTTAAAGATGACTTGAACATTGGTGAGTTTGGGCCGGGGACGGTTATTACGGCAACCTTGGCCCCCAACTCGGGCAACGGCGCAGAGGGCAACGTGTCATTTAACCTGACAGAGAAACTGTAATGCGGGTCTGGTCACTACAACAGAAAACGGGAGCAAGTGATGCTTCTGTATTGGCCTCTTTGAATTGGGATGAGGTCAGGTAATGCCCCTCCCTAAAAGCAATGTGACGCTTGAGGAGCTTGTAGATGATGCTCAAAAGGCGATGGATGGCACTGGCGGCGGCACTGGCGGCGGCACTGGCGGCGGCTCTGGCGGCGGCTCTGGCGGCGGCTCTGGCGCTCACAGTTCTGGCCCTGGTGGTGCTGCAAGTCTGGGCGCAGGTGCTAATGTCATCCTTCGCCAGATGGCAGAGAGGAAGAACAGCCCTAGCGATGTATCAGACGAGCTTCTGCGTAAGGTCGGACTGACCCGAGAGGCCATTCAGGCGGTTTGGGATGCGCAGGACATAAACGCCTCCCTCAGCTTTCAGAACTTCGGGATAAACCCAGGCACCGGGAAGCCATTTGACCAGAGTCATTTGTCCAAGTATGCCGCTGTCAATCCTGCCTGGGCGGCTGACGGCAAAATTACGTCAGACGAGTGGGCGCAGTATCAGTTAGCGCAGCCCGACTCCAGGTGGCAGGCTGATTGGGCTGGTGGAGACAAGGCTAAAACTCAGCAGATCCTGTTTGATGCGGTTGTTGGGGGTCTGCATCAGGTAAGCCCTGAACTACAGAATAAGCTCCTGCGGCGCATGTCTGAGGCATACCCGAACCATGAGTTCACCGACTATTTCGGACAGGGCGCACCCGGATTTGACCAGAACTGGTATAGCAACATTACGCAACTCATGGCCCAAAATGGCCAGACCTGGAATGAGGCCATTGCTCACAACGAAAGTGCATTAAGTCAAGAGCCTGGTGTGGATACTGATGGTGATGGCTTTGTCAGCAACTCCGAGTGGGCAAACAGGCCTAGCTTGACGGCCCCGAGCTTCGGCAACAGGCCCACAAACGACAACAAGGCGTTTACTCAAGACAACTACAACCGCATCAAGAACGATGGCTGGGACAAGGACTCTGACGGCAAAATATCTGCCGATGAGTGGGTTGGCTGGATGCTGGACAAAGGGCCAGATGCGGGCAAGGAAGATGCGTGGGTCACCAAGATGGAAGACGCTGCCGACAGCGGGCTACTCAGCGATGCTACCCAAGGCAGGCTGAATGACTCAATGAACACGGGCACAGTTACCGGCTCTGACGGCCAAGAATACACACTCCCCCAGTGGGGCACAGGGGGTTATGGCGAAGCAGGACAAGATGGTAGCAGCGGCAATGCAGGAACAGGCGGGCAGACAGGTGGCGGCGATGTTGTCCCAGTGGGTGGGCAAACGCAAGGTGGTCCGGTAACCATAGATTATAACGGCGACACTTTTACCTTCGATACCCCGCCAGAGGACTTTGATAGCGGGTGGATAGAAGGGTCTGGCGTCAACTGGGGCGGCATATTCCTCCCCCCTGATCTTGCCGACACGGTACAGAAGTTCATACAGACCATCCCGAGCAACACGCCCGACTTGGTTGCACAGGCAGCACAGCTTGGCATTATCCCAAACACGCCAGAGCTACATGCGTGGATGGAGGCTGCCGGACTGGACCCAGACTTCGAGCCTACAGACCCATCTGGCACGGTTGTTGACCCAAACAACACTGAGCAGTGGGTAAACAGTGAAGGCAATGTTGTTGAGCCCACAGGCTTTACGGATGGCGAATGGGACTGGCAGGATGATGTTCTGACTGGCGAGGACTATGAAAACCTATCAGACACCGAGAAGGAGGGGTACAAGCGCATATACTCGGGCGGCCAAGAGTATTGGGTGCCTGACGAAGGGTATGACCCCCTAACCGCCCCTCTCGGCCAGCCCGAGGTTGTGGTAGACCCAGTTACGGGCGAAGAATACTTGGCGTACCCAGACCCAGAAACTGCTGGAGACTATTTTGGCGACGGGCTTGACATAGACACGGGCGAGGAGCTGACTGGGCTTCTCGGCGGCGACGAGTATCTTGACGACCCATACTGGCAGGAAGTCAAAGACTTCTGGGACATATACAACGAGCAGGTTGA